TTTAACACACATACAAGCACCTAATAAGCCTCGAAAAGCATTAACAAGTGACGAAATTAAACATAGGCAACTATTAGAGCCTAAAGCGAAAAAATTTAACTGGGAGTTTAGATGAGTAGAGAAGATAAATTAAAAAAATTAGCCTTTGATAAAGAGACTTTAGAGTTGTTTGCAAAAGGCGCACCAGATAAGCACGGAGGCAAGAGAGACTACGTTGCTGGTGATGAGAAGACTTTTGGTGAGGCATTTAAACTTATGAGAAAAACATATGGTGACAATGCTACTTTTATTTGGAGAGGCAAAAAATATAGCACAAAGAAAAAATGAAAAAAAAGAAAATAAAGAAAAAACTTAAAAAATTAGTAAAGCTGGGACTTTTCCCTAAAAAAGGTATTCTTGGTAGATTAAAAGAATACGATGATGATGAGGACTTTGTTCAAAACACACCAGATGCACTTGGTGGTGGAAGAGGAGGCTAATGAAATACCCTAAAACATCAAACGAACCATTAGATGTCCAAGCTAAAAAGTATACTGCTCCAGATGAGTTTAAACTTATAAAGTACTTAGAGGAGAAGTTTAGTGCATCTAAGGAAGCTAAAAAGTTAAAAGTACCTCGATGGAGACGTAATGAGGAGTTGTATGCTGGTAAGTTTCTAAAGCCATTCAAACTGCCTAAATATAAGTCTCGTGTAGAACCTAACTTTGTACACTCTACTATTGAAACAATTTACTCAATCTTAACAGACAGAAATCCTAAGGTTGACATAATGCCTCGAAAAGAGTCACAAGTAGAAAGTGCAAGAATGACTCAAGAGATTGTAGATGCTGAAATGGAAAAACGTAAAGCATCTCGTGCTGTTGCTGGAATGAAAAGAGATGGTCTTATATATGGTAATGGTTTTATTAAATGCTCTATGCACAAAGGCAAAGTAGAGTTTAAAGTTCCAGACCCTTTTACAGTTTTCTTTGATCCTTTAGCTACCAATGTAGAAAATGCTAAATGTGTCATATTTGCTACACCTACATATGTAAGTGAAATAAAAGAAATGTTTCCAAATAAAGAAGTTAAAGCAGAAGGCAAGTTAAACGAGTATCGTTCTTTTGTTAAGTATGACGATAAGTATGCAACAGATAAAACATCAGATTTAGAATTAGATAGTAAATCACCAGTAGACGATGGTAAAGGAAATGAAACCTATGGAGGTGGTCAAGCATTATTAAAGGAGGCTTGGTACTTTGAGGGCGAAAAACTTTGTCTTGCTACTTGGTGTGGACACACATTACTGCAAAAAGAAGAGTCACCATATGACTTTATTCCAGTGGTAATGTTTAAAAATTATGCCTCCCCTCATACTATATGGGGTAAGGGAGAGCCAGAGGTTATAGAATCCTTAGCTGTTAGCACATCAATTGTACTTTCTCAGTCGCTGGATAACTTGATATATCACGGAAATCCATCAATTGTAATGAACAAGTCAATGATGAAGACATATTCTAATAGACCTACAGACAAACCGGGTCAAGTCTTCTATACTAATGGTCCTCACGAGGGAGTTAGTAGACTACCAGCTGGGAACATAAGTGCATCGTCACTGCCGATGGCTCAAAGTTTAATACAGTTATCTGATCAAGTAAGTGGAGTACACGATATAACTCAAGGAAGAAATCCTTCTGGTGTGACATCTGGAACTGCAATAAGCCAGTTACAAGAAGCATCACAGCAAGTTATTCGTACTAAAGAACGTGAAGTTGGTCAAGATGCAGTAATTAGCTTATATAAGCATACACTTTCAATGCTTAAAAACAACTCTGAAGAAAATTTAGAAGTAAGAACATTTTCTGATACTAATGGACAGTATGAGTTTTACTCAGTACCTCCATATGAATTAGATACAGATATGGATTTTAAATATGTTCCCGGTTCAAGTATGCCGGAGAATCGTGCAAGTAGATTTGACCAAGCATTAAACTTGGTTCAGCTTGGACTACTAACACCAGAACAATTTTGGAGATGGACACAGAAAGACATCTCACAAGAGATATTAGATGAAATAATGGAACAAAAACGTCAGCAACAAGAGATGATGCAACGTCAACAAGACACATTACAAAATTCTACTAATAAGGACGAGATTTTAGATTCCCTTCTTGTCCAACAAGGAATGAGTGGGCAACTTGAGGAATCAGAAACTAAAGAGGGTTAAAATGAGCATAAAGAAAAAAAAGAAGGATAAAAAAGGTAAAGTAAAAGCAAAATTAAAAAATATTGCTAAAGGTAAAATCTCAGCTAAAATGTATAAAGGTGGTTCAAGAAGTAAAGTATCTGCACCAGCAAGCAGAACTGTTTCTTCTTTTACTCCGGGTTCAAAAGTTGCTGTAGACAAACAGATTGAAAGAGAAACTGGTTCAATTAAAGATATTCAAGCAAATGAAGCTGATTTGAAATGGTTAACTGGTTTTAAAGATGCATATGATAGAGCCGGAGGAAAGGCTTTTAAATATCAAGGTAAAAAATATGATTCTTCTGATAAAAGAATGGGTGATATAGTAACAACTATGATTTCAAAACTATCTGGTGGTGGTGGTGGAGGTGATAAACTATTTACAGACTTTACTGAAGATTATGTAAAGTTTGTTAAAGGAGAATTAGGACCTCATTGGGCAATGTTTGAAGATGCATATAGAAAAGATCCAAATTCTCATTTTGGAAAAATGGCTTTAGATTTATTAGGTAGATCATCAATTCAAAGTGAATACACTAATAAAACTGGAAATAGTCCTAAAGTATCTGGTGGTGGAAACCAAGGTAGTGGATTTTCTAAAGGTTATCAATCTTATGTACAAAGTAAATTTTCAAAGCAAATTGGAAGCGGTACAATTACAGCTGAAAAAATTATGAATGATCCAAAAGTACAGCAAAGTTATACAGCAGAAACTGGTAACAAACCGTAAGATTTTTAAAAAAAAAGAGCAACACCGAAAGGAGCCTCTAAAATGAGTAGTAACAGTAAAGAAGCCTATAATAATGTAATTGTTTCGGATGACGAACATAATTCATTAGAAGGCATTGAGACCACAGTGTCCGAGTCACCGAAGGAAGCGACTCAAGAGAATTCTGTAGAAGAACAGCCTTTGGCTGTTGAAGAAACAGTAGATTCAAGAGCAACAAATCCAGAGGGTAGTAACAGCGATGATGTGTATGAGTTAGAAATGGATGGACAGAAGTATAGTTTAGACGATATTGCAAATTGGAAAAAAGATGCAGATAATAAGTCTGAATGGAGTAAGTCCAATACAGAAAAAGCACAACAAATTGCTGGAGTGGGAAAATTCTTAAATAAGTTCAAAGATGATTCTGACTTTCAAGAACATATGAAAATGTATTTTGACGATGAAAAAGAATTTGATTCTTTTGGTTTGTTAAATGCTGATGTTCCAAAGGTAGATGAAGAACAAGTTGAAGTAAACCCATTTGAAGAAAGATTAAACACGTTAGAAACGGCTGAATATGATCGAGTACTAAATAGTCGAACCGAAAACTTAGACGTAGAACTTTCTGACCTTGAAAAACAATATCCAGATATTTTGGGTAATGAAGAACAAGTGTTAGAATTTCTTGACTTTTCAGAGAGAAACTCTGCTCGGTATCGTGATAGTAATGGTAATGTTAGCTTGAATGATATGTTTAAGGAATATTCATTTGATTACTTACAACAAGAATTGAGCCACTATAAAAAGTTAGGTAGGAATAGAGATAGAAATTCTGGAAAGGTAATAAATCGTTCTGAGATAGGAGCAACAGAAACTGTAACTCCTAAAAAGTATAATTCTTGGGAAGATATAAAAGCCTCTGATCCAGAAATTAACAAATACTTTGACGAATAAAAGTCAAGTATAAACTTAACAAGGAGAAAAAATGGCTTTATCAAGTAATGTAACAGCTATAACTCGTGAAAAGTTTATGCCAGTATTGGTAGACAACATCTATAATTCTAACGTCCTCTGCTTGAAGTTATTGAAAAATGCTGAAATGTTAGATGGTGGTAAAAAGATAGTTGTTCCCGTTGAATATGCAGATATGACTGCTGGAAACAGTGGTTGGATAACAGAAGGTGGAAACACAGCTACTGCAAGTGTTGATACTTATCAATCTGCTACATACGACTGGGCTACTTCATACGTTGGTGTGAAAATTCCGGGTGCAGAAGAGTTAGTTAACAAGGGTTCTTCCCAAGTGTTATCACTCTTAAAGAGTAAATTAAAATCAGCAGAAAAAACAATCAGAGACCTTTTTGGAACTGGTTTGTTTAATTCTGGTGCTGTAACTAATGGATTAACATCATTAAACGGTGTTGGAACAATTGCAACTGGCGATTATGAAGCATTTGATAATGGTGTAGCAATCATTGAAGATATGACTGGAACTGGTAGTGTTGCACAGCATCACGCTCCGGGTAATATTGATAATTCTGTTATTGGTTACCAAAGATCATTAGGTGGAATCGATTCTGGTTCTTTAACTTGGTGGAATGCAAGACTGGGTTCATTCGAGATTTCATCTGGATTAAGACCAGTTGTTAGTTCTGGTTCTTCAACAATCACTGGTGCAGTAACTTGGGCAGAACTTGCGAGTAACACAAATGGTGTTTCTAATATCGCAAGAGCAATGACAAGAATGTACGGTGCTTGTACTATCGATAATGATCAACCAGACCTTATAGTAACAACTCAAGCTATTTACGATGCTTACGAAACATCACTACAAGCAAACAAGCGTTTTGCTGGTTCTGATGACATCACAAATGCTGGGTTCGATTCTCTAAGGTTTAAAGGTGCATCTGTAGTTGTGGACTCTCATTGTCCGGCTGGTCATATGTACTTTTTAAACACTAATTACCTTGATTTTAAATGTCATCAAGATAGAAACTTTGCTTTTGAAGATTTCAAAAGATTAGAAGGTTCTGACAATTTACAGTCAAGAGTATTCTGGATGGGACAGATGGTTTGTTCTAACCCAAGAATGCAAGGTGTTTTAGTTGGTGGACCTACTGATTATTCATAAACAGTAGTTTAGTAGTTTAAATAATAAGTTGGGAGTGATACTTTTTGTGTCACTCCTACACTTACCTAAGGAGAAAGATGACCGGAGCAGAATTATTAACAAACATAAATAACAGATTAGAAGATGCTAATAATACAGCCTTTACAGAGGCTCAAAAACTTTCAGCATTAAACGATGCTCAAAAAACATTAACTGGTCTTATAAGAAATTATTATTTATCTGATTTAAAAGTAAAAGCAAGTGCTAAAACAGTATCATCTGGTGCTTGTACTTTTACTGTAATTGGTGCTACACCAATAAGAAATGGTATATATAAAGTATACGATATAACAAATAGCAGAGATGCTAAATTTTTTGAAGAAGAAAATTTTCCTACTGGAACAAAATATTCATATGGAACTGCTTATTGTGTAAGTGCAAATAGTGTTCTTATAAATCCTTCAAGCTGTGTTAGTGCAGATATTTATTATATAAAAGAGCCAACAGCAATTGCAAATGGTTCTACTGAATGTGATTTAAATTCCTCTTTAGAAATAATTTTATTAGATTTAGCAGAGTCTTCATTATACTATCAAGACAATCGTCAATCAAGAGGTGATAAAGCCTATCAAAGAGCAGTAACAGTAATTCAAACACTGAACGAAAGACTTGATGGGTAATACAATTGAGGTAAATTTAGAAAATGGAATGAATTCCAACTTAGATGAAACTAAGGTGGGAAACAGAGCTGTTTCTATCGTTGATTTAGATAATCTAAAAGGTGTATTAGAAACAAAAACTGGTCCAGCTACAATAACTACAATTTCATCAAAGTTGTTTTCTGATATTGGCTGGTTTGTAAGTGTAGCCACTAATCAAAAACAGTATTTTTTATACAGTCCTTCTGATGGAATCATATATGTATCATCTTCAGTTGATCCATACTTTAACAGTTTAACACCTCTTATAGATATTGATGATGCTAAAAAATCTACAAGAGTAGACATTACTAACTGGGGTAATGAGGTTAGGTTTGCTTGTGGTTACTTAGAAGAACCTAAAATTTATCAAGTAATACAAAACAGAACATTCTTAAATGCATCTTTTTCATACAATGGTGCAAGATTAGACACTAAATCATTTCCAAGAAAACCAAGTACTTGGATATACAGAGACCACAATACAGATGGTGTTTCTGGAGAATTGCAATCTGGTGGAAGTATAACAGAAGGTAAAAGCTGTTTTTATAAAATTATACCAATATTTGATGGGTTGCAAGAGATGAACTTAGACGACCCTTTTTATGGTCCTATAGTTACAACTGCTGGTAATCAGTCAGTTAAATTAGAACTTGATGTTGATAGTGCAGACTGGAATCCAAGAATAACTGGATGTAGAATATATAGGTCTTTAACTGATGGTAGCGTACCAGATAAAACACAATACAGAAATATTCGTACAATAGATTTTATCAAAGAATCACCAGCAAGTTGGATTACAAGTACATCTGCTTATAAAGGTAGAAAAATATATGCACACTCTTTAAGTGCTGATTATAGTACTTTCCCAGCAACTGGTAAATGGGGTGAGGCACAAAACACTTACCCTTCTGCCTCTACAATAGGTACTGAAGGAACATTTACAAAAGCATCAGATAAGTTTTTATTCTTAGGAGAAGACAGAGAGTCTACTGATCAATGGGGAGACTCTTTAACGACATATTTATGGGGAGCATCTGCAAGTGGTGTTACAAGTGCTAATATAATAGCCTCTACTGGTGGTGGAACTACAAGAACAGATACGATAACCAAATTAGCTGGATGCAATCAGTTAAGAATTGGAATGGATGCAC